CAGGTTTGAATATGTCATTAGGCATTGTTACGCCATCTTCCTCTTTGGGTACGAGTTGAAACCTTTTTTGATTGTGGTCGTATTTCTGTACCTCAAATTCTCTACCTGAGAGCATACCGCTTTCAAAGTAGATAAGCATCTTTTCGCCTTTGATTTGCATTGCATTGAAATCAAGGGCTTGAGGTATGGAGGTATCGGTAAAATCATAGAAGTGTTTGTCGTGATCCACTTCAAAGACTTCTGTAATTGTACCTTTACGCTTAGGATATATATGAGACAAATCAAGGCTTTGCTCATTGATAAATCCGTTATTTTGCGCATTCTTGATAGCTATTGATAGCCCTTTGTCATCTGAAAGGAATGTTACCCCCTCATATATGTACTCTTGTGATTTAGGGAGTAATAATTCTTTGTTACCATACTTAGAGCGGTCAATATTACGGTCGCCTCCTTGTACATAGAGGCGAGTGATACGACTTTGTTCTGTGGTACGACTTACACCCGTTTTAAAGCCTTTGCCTTTGCCATATTGGAGGGGTAGTGGATTGTCCTTGAAATACTCTACCTTATGCAAATGAATAGTTTTACCTATAATCTCGTATTCTGTCTCAAAAGCCTTGGCTATCATTTCCAATGCTTCGAGGCAGTTGTTATGGTTGTAAGATACGAGTTTCTCAGAGGCTTCTATACAATTACCTACTTGCCATCCACTATCTATCATATTAAGACAATCTACTAATATCTGAATATGATAACGAGGGGAAGCTGTAAAAGGAAATTTAAGGGTCTTATCGTTTGGATTACGAAACTTGTAATTCTTGAGATTTACCCCCTCACTATCCATGGTAAGGGTATATTCAAAGTGTCGTGTGTTATGTTTTACGATTTTAGCGGGCTGATTGAGTGTGTACCTCTCATTAGCAAATTCACACCATGCCCCAGTAGGTATATCTGTATAAGAAGGTAATGCAAAATATAAGGTAAGGGTGTGTTCTCCCATAATGGAGCGGTATCGGTAGCTCTCATCAGTAGGGAGGACATCTATATAGGTGCTATTAAAATGAAGTTGCATAGTTATTAGCGATTAGTGCTTAAATTCCAAGCACAAAGATACACCATGCGTAAGACATACTCTTTATATGAGTTTGTTTATTTTTTGTATTTTCTTTGTATATTTTTTATACTACTACCAAGTAAATGATAAATTCTACCCTCAAAGTGTCTTTTGTAAGTAGCACCTCTTTTACACTTGCTTTTTGATAAATAGCCTTAAAGGTACTACCAAAAGCATTTATGGTACGTTCTCCTTGTTGAGAGAGGTTGTATAATAGCGCTTTGTACAATTTCCAAAAGCTATTGATAGGCTGTTTGATGTAGCAGAGAAGCTCAAGAGTACGCTCCTTAAATACGTTAGGATATTCAGCATATTGTACCCCCATAATGGTATTGCTTGTAGTAGTTAGGTGCTCTTTTACCTCGTAGCTCTTTAGTAGGTTGCTTTCATTCTCTTCTAATAGATAAATACCATACTTGGATAGGTCTATGTTGTCAATCGTAAAACCTGAAGGAGGTAAAGTGTCATTAGGGGCTATATAGGTGTAACCCTGCAATGGATTATCATTAGCAAAAGTAGCCTCATAGGTGATATAGCCTTCTTCTTTTTTAGCTTTTCTCACCCCAACGAATCGTAATCGGAAAGACTTACCCAGCTCCTCAAAAAGAAAATCGTTATAGGTTTGAGCGGATAGAAAGGATATAAAGGCATCGTATTGGTTGCTTTTGGAGATAAAAGACAATGAAAAAGAGAATGTGTCTAATTGTGGATCGTCAGTGTCGTATTCTTTGCCGTAATACTCTGCCCAGTCATTACTATTTAGTTTTTTGAGAGGAGGAAAGCAAAGTAAATCCTTGTAGTTTCCATCTAAAAGGTAGGTATGGTAGGTAGCTTGTATGTCAATAGTGTTAATTTTCATATTTTTGTTGATATTTAAAAATATTGTTGTATATTTGCGGTGAAATAATGGGGGTAAAGTTTTGGGCAACGCCCGCCAGAGAACGGGAATGCAAAGCTATACGCAAGAGATAGATGTTAAGCCGAGTTTTCACCTTTAAAAACATTATTTATGGGCAACGCCCGCCAGAGTGTAATTGCGGTTATATCCCGAAGCTCACTAACTACCTTGAACTCACAATATTCAAGGTAGTTTTTTATTTAGAAGAAGCCTTTTACTAACTTTCTGTATTTACCTAATTTAAATTCTTTTTCAGATATTTCTAATATATCATTGTGTTTGTTCATCAGTATCATATTACCGAGTCCTTTTCCTTTTCTTTTTAATTCTTCAATAGACTGCACAAACAAATCTGTATTTCCATTTTCTAATTGTAATACGACATTATCAGATTGTAAAAATCCTTTTTCAATATCTGCTTTTAGGGTTCCTATCTTTTTAGTAGTACTATGTTTAAAATCAGCAATTACTAATTTGTTTTTGAAATGAACGATAGCATCGGCGCTACTTATATTTTCATATTCAGGTAATAGAGCTACAGATTTTCCTTTCTCGTTAAGTGCTTTTGCCATTGCTAAGGTGTTATTTAGACTTTCTCCTTTACCCTTATGTAGGTCAAAAAGTACTGTTTTTGCACCGTTTGTTTCGTGTTGAAAGATGAGTTTTGCTCTGTTGTCGTCTATGATTTCCTGTAAAAGGGCTTGCTTTTTAGCATTGCTACCTACCCTCTTTAAATGCTCAACAATCATAGGTGAAAAAGGTTCAAAGACTACATAAGTATTTTTTTGGAAAGGCTTTGATACTTCTAATAACTTCTGTAATATATCCTTATCATTTCTGTTAGCCTCAATAAAATATGGCTTTGTTTTCCAGTTCTTGAACCTATCTTTGTTATCTGTTACCCATTGTTTATAGTTGCTTGGCACATCATCTACATAATTAGAGGAACTTTCAGGGGGCAAAGTTTCATCAGCTTTTAACTCCTTTATAAGTTCTTCATCAGTCTTAAGAATAGTAATAATATGACACTTACAGCCTACATGCCAGCCGTGAAAGTGAAAGGATTTAGGATATTTACCTTTGAGTTCATCACATACATCATATACTTTGTGCTGTGGGGATAGGCGTACTTCAAAACCTACTACATCAGGGTTTTGCTGTATGCGCAACCAATCAGCGGACTTATAGGCTACATTGATTTCATTGCTGGCAAGGCGCAAAGCGTTTTTGTAGGCACTTCTATAAACTCCTTGCCCAGGGTGATAGTTTTGGGCGTTTTTGCTTAGTACAAGGTTGCCGTATTTGTCCCTTACCCTGCGAAATAATGCAGTAGGGTTGTTCAATAGGTTGCGTACCTCACGACTTAATTGTACCGCGCTTTTGCCTTCCTCCAAGGAAACAGATAAGGCGAGTTCTAATTCTGTTTGTGCTTTTTTAGCGATGTCCCATACACGATTGGAGACCGTGAAATCTTTAATCTTACGTTTCTTAAAGGTCTCAAGGGCTTCTAAGTTCTGATACTTGGTTAGTCCTTCTCTTAGTAGCTTATCCTGCTTTAGGTTGGCAAATGCCCATTCTTTGGTGATACCTTGCTTTATGATTTGGTCTAATTGGTTGCTGAATTTTTCTAACTCCTTATCAAAGGCTTTTCCTTTTTTGGTAGCGGCAAAGGCAAATAAAGATTTTGTAACAAACTCTTTGAAGTCAGTTTTAAGTGCCAATGACACAGAAAAACCTACCCACTGATAGAATAAGCGTTCTATCTGTTGTAGGTAAGCGAGTAGGTGCTTTCTATGTTCGTTATCGTAATTCATTAGATACTTGCTTCATTGAGGTTGCTATTTTCCTCGTCTTTGATTTGCTTTAATTGGGCTTCAGGGTCTGTAATACCAAAGCGTTGCATAGCTTCTCGTTGTGATAATAAAGGTTTTCCTCCGTTGGCTTCCATAAGGGTACGTATCATCTCGGTATCATCGTCAATATCAAATGGGGTGATAATAGGGGTGATGTCTATGGTTTTGAGTTCTTTCTCAAAGGGGATATACATCTTAGAGAGGAAAGCCAAAATGATATTGATACGCCTTTGTAATGCTGGAATAAATATAGCTTCATTATCTTTTACCTTGAGATGAGCGGGTAGCCATGCGAGTTTACGCCCTACGCCTGAGAGCATATTCCCTTTGCCTGCATAGAACTCATCGGATAGGTCAGGAGTATCCGTGAACTCGTGTATATCACGCCTATTCATACTCATTTCACGGTCAAAATTTTCATTAGCATTAGGAGGTACTACGAATTGGACATTACCCCCGTCTTTTACCTCGAATACTTTACCGCCAGTGTTGTTGGTAGCTGTTTTACCCTCAACACGCCCTGCTATCATGAGGATAGGTTCTCCGAATTTTTTGTTGCTTTCTGAAAAATTGCTTCGCTGTTCTTCGGCAATTTCAATGAGGTGTTGTACGGTGTTCCATTCAGTCTCATCTTGCTGGTATAGTACTATGGGTATTTTCCCTATGATGTTAGGTTTTACTTCGGTAGTGGTTACCCCGTTTTCAGTAGTGAAAGTGTATATAAATTCAGCGGTAAAGGCTTGGAATACAATTTTGCCCTCTTTGGTGGTACTTTCAACGGCAAAAGATATAAGGTTGTTATTATCGTCAAAGCGTGGATATAGCTTGTATTTTTCAGGTGATAGTACCTTGTGTCGCAATAGAAATTTAGAAGGTACACCGTATTGCTCGTTTTCCTTCTCTTCTGGATACCACAACTCAGCTACTTGAGTGTAACGCTTTACCTCTGTACATATTTTGCTGTCTGAAAAACTCATTTTGTTTAACTTTATAACTGACTGAAAGGCAGCAAAAAGAGGGCTATCCTCTGCGGTATATTTGTAAGGGATAGCTGTTTGAAACATAGTAGCGATTCTAACGATACGCTTTTGGTAGGGTAGGGCTACACGATTAAGGGAACGAATACGTTTTTCAAATCGTGGTTTGTTCTGACTATCTAAAAGAGGATTACCCGCTTCGTCAGTGAGTGGTATCATTATTTCAGGGTCAGGGTAGCGGTGCTTATTTATGAGTATTTCGTGCTTTTTTACATCATACTGACGCTGATAAGTAGAAATATCTATTAATGTTACTCCTTGTTTGAATTCTTCTTGTGTCATTCTCTGTTTGTCCATAGTATAAGTTATTATAAAATAATTGCATGCAGGTGCTACCTGCTAAATCATTGAGGCGAGTTGGTATAGGTTGTTATTGGTACCGCTTAGCAGTTTCATTGTAATGTAACGGATAGCATCTATAGCGTGATTATGATTGTCTATGGGAATACCTGCTTTCTTGTCATTCCAAGCGTAATTCTTTAGCTCCTTCATCACGTTGAAGCTCTCGGGGGTTACCACTAACTTATAATTAAGCATGGTGGTTATACCTGCCGAGACGCTTCCTGCTCCTTTCTCGCAAGGCTCTATATTTAGCCCCTTGTCTCTCAGGTCTGCAATAAGTCGAGGCTCGGCACTATCAGCTACAATAAGGTCGTCAGGGTGGTCTATCAAAGTGCTATTAAGCTGGTAAAGCCCATCAGAGGATAATTGCTTGTTGTTATAGTATTTTTCATCAATGTAAATAATCTTGCTACGATTATCCACAGCTACTTTGATCAGTGTATCAGGGTCAATAGAAAAGCCGTAATCTTGTCCGTATCCATAAGGCAGTGAAGTATCAAATTCTCCAGTCTCCCAGTTGGTGAATATTACCCCTTCGGATACATCAGCCCAGCGACCTATAATCTTTTGTGCGTATTCACTTTTGTTAAACAAGGCTTGAGAGAAATTGCCGAGCTCATCAGTTGCTTGTGCGATGCTATCCTCTTTAAGGCGCTTGATTTGTTGTAAGAAAATATCGTTTAGGTATTCGATATTATCTAAGTAGGTAGTATGAATATGCAACACATCAGGATGAGTGGATATTTGTACTTCCACACCATCAATCATTACTACCTTATGTGTTTGCTCGATATACTTCTTATAAATGAAATGCTCAGCATTAGAAGGGTTCATAATGAGGATAACTCTCAATTGCATGTCTTTTTGACGAATAGAGTACAAGAGCTTTTTGTAAGATTCCTCGTCTACCCATTCCTCCATCTCATCACCTACGAAAGTAGTAATACCATGTAATGATTTGAGGTTAGCGGTTTGGTTTCCTGATGATGTCTTAATCCCTTTGAATAGAATCTCAGAGCCTGAAAAGGTGTTTTTGATAGCCGTTTTCGTTACACTGAAATAGGCTTGTGTCCCCTCTGCTTGTATCTTTTCTTCAAACTCAGGAATAATAGAGTTATGAGCTGATACCATGGTGTAACGGCTAAAAAGGATTTTATGACCTGCTTCAAAAGATAATCGTTCAAGGAAGGTTGAGGCGTTGTACGATTTACCAGAGCCTCGCCCTCCAGTGATTATAATGATAAACTTATCCTTATTCAAGTACAAAGGATCATATACAGGTTGGGTCTTAATCATTGTTCTTGTTATTGTTCTTTAGCCATTGGGCAATGTCGATGCTGCCTTGTACAGACACTTCCTCTTTTATGCCGTCGTCTGTTTTGAAGGTCTGCATAATAGTAGGAATAAGAGACAATCTATTAGCCATGGGTACTTTCACCTTTTTGAATTTGCCGTCAATGATGTTTCCGTCTTCATCTGTCTCAGGCTCCTGCATTACTCCGTATATAAGTGCATTGACACTCATATTGGCAACAGTCTGAAAAGTGCGGGAACGATAGGCTTTTTGTATTTCATACAATTCAGGGTTTTGGCGTATTCTTCTGTAAATGTAGGAATAGTCAGCTCCTAACATTTCAGCAGCTTTTA